AATTTCAGATTTTGTAACTAGTAGGTTTAACATTATACTAAAAGCACGTCAGTTAGGTATATCCACACTAACTGCTGGGTATTCTTTATGGTTAATGACTTTTCACCAAGATAAAAATATCTTGGTTATAGCTACAAAACAAGAGGTAGCTAAAAACTTGGTAACAAAAGTTCGTGTGATGCATGCTAATCTACCAAGTTGGTTGAAACAGAGATGTGTTGAAGATAACAAGTTAAGTTTAAGATACAAGAATGGTTCTCAAGTAAAAGCTGTATCGAGTGGAGAAGATAGTGGTCGTTCTGAAGCTCTGTCTTTATTAATACTTGATGAGGCAGCTTTTATTGACAAGATAGATGGTATATGGGCAGCGGCATCACAAACGTTATCAACTGGTGGACAATGTATTGCATTATCAACACCTAATGGTGTTGGTAATTGGTTCCATAGAACTTGGATGGATTCTGAAGATGGTCTAAATGAATTTAATTTTATTAAACTTCATTGGACAGTTCATCCAGATAGGGGACAAGAGTGGAGAGATGAACAAGATAGTTTATTAGGGCCTTCATTAGCCGCTCAAGAGTGTGATTGTGACTTTATCACATCTGGTCAAACAGTCGTAGATGGTGTAATACTTGAAGAATTTAGAAATAAAACTGTTTGTGAACCAGTAGAAAAAAGAGGTATTGATAGTAATGTTTGGGTATGGGAACCACCAAACTACACAAAAGATTATATAGTATGTGCTGACGTTAGTAGAGGAGACTCTACAGACTATTCTGCTTTTCATGTTTTAGAAGTTGAAAGTCTTGAACAAGTAGCAGAATATAAAGGTAGAATGTCTACAAGAGATTATGGTAATCTGTTAGTTAATATAGCTATGGAATACAATCAAGCATTACTTGTTGTGGAAAATAACAACATTGGTTGGGCAGCAATTCAACAAGTAATTGATAGGGGATATGAAAACCTTTTTTACATGAGTAAAGATTTACAAGTTGTTGACGTACATAGACAAGTTAACAACAAAATAAATAGAGTTGAAAAACAACTAGTCCCTGGATTTACACTAACACAAAAAACAAGACCACTTGTTATTGCTAAGTTAGAGGAGTTTTTCAGAGAAAGATTAGTAACTGTTAAATCACAGAGATTAATTGATGAGTTGTTTGTATTTATATATAACGGAAGTAGAGCGGAAGCCATGACTGGATACAATGACGATTTAGTTATGTCTTATGCGATGGGATTATGGATTAGAGAAACAGCTCTTAGATTAAGAAATGAGGGTATTGAATTACAAAAGAAAACCCTAAACAATATTACATCAAATCAAGGTGTTTATACACCTAATGATAACCAAAATGATTCTTGGACTTGGGAAGTAAATCAGAAAAAAGAATCTTTAGATTGGTTAATTAAATAAGTGAGGTAAAAAATGGCCGATACAAGTTTATTCAGTAGACTAAAACGATTATTCAGTACAAATGTAATTGTACGTAATGTGGGTGGTCGTCAACTACGAGTTTCAGATACAAGTAGGACTCAATCAATAGCAAAAACAAATCTTGTTGATAGATATCAGAAGATTTATATGGGTGCTGGTTTGAGTGGGTATTCTGATGCTATGTTAACAAAATCAATGAGGTTAAATTTGTTTAAAGATTATGAACAAATGGATAGTGATGCTATTGTCGCTTCAGCTCTTGACATTTATGCAGATGAATCAACCATGAAGTCGGAGTATGGTGATGTCTTAACTATTAAAACAGATGATGAAAATATCAAACAAATATTACACAATTTATATTATGATATTGTAAATATTGAATTCAATCTCTGGCCATGGATTCGTAATATGTGTAAATATGGTGATTTCTTTTTAAAACTTGACATTGATGAAAAATACGGAATTACTAACGTAGTACCACTTTCAGTATATGATACTTCACGAGTAGAAGGTTTAGACCCTGAAAATCCAGAGTATGTTAAATATTTAATCGAATCAACAACTGACCAACATAGATATAAAGCTCAAGAATCAGCTACTAAAACTGAGTTGGAAAACTATGAAGTAGCACACTTTAGATTACTTTCAGATTCAAATTACTTACCATATGGTAAATCACAAATTGAAGGTACTCGTAAGATTTGGAAACAATTATCTCTTATGGAAGATGCTATGATGATTCATAGAATTATGAGAGCACCAGAGAAAAGAGTATTTAAATTGGATATTGGTAATATCCCACCATCTGAAGTTGAAAACTTTATGCAGAAGACAATCAGTAAGATGAAGAGAGCACCAGTTGTTGATGAAAATACTGGTGACTACAATCTTAAATACAATATGCAAAACATAACAGAAGATTTCTTCCTACCAGTTCGTGGTGGTGATAGTGGTACAAGTATTGATTCATTACCTGGTTTAACATACGAAGCTACAGAAGACATTGAATATTTAAAAAACAAATTATTATCTTCACTTAGAATACCAAAAGCGTTTTTAGGATTTGAAGACCAAATTGGTTCTAAAGCTACTTTAGCTGCTGAAGATGTAAGATTTGCTAGAACTATTGAAAGAATACAAAGAATTACTGTTAGTGAGTTAACTAAGATTGGTATCGTTCATTTATTCTCTCAAGGTTATCAAGATGCAGATTTAGTAAACTTTGAATTAGAGTTAACAAATCCATCTACGATATATGAACAAGAAAAGATTGAACTTTGGAATAATAAAACATCATTAGCAGAATCAATGTTAAGGGATGGTTTAGTTTCTTCAGAATGGATTTATAAGAATATATTTGGATTTACTGACAAAGAAATAAAAGAAGAAGATGATAATATAGTATTTGATTATAAACAAAAGTTTAGAAGACAACAAATAGAAAATGAAGGTAATGACCCAGCTAAAACTGGTGAATCACAAGGTACACCATCAGATATGGCAATGGGTAGAACAGGTCACGAATTGGATGATAAAGGTGGAGCACCAGAGGGTGGTTTTGAAGGAGCTGGTAGACCAAAAGAACCTAATAAGTATGGTAAAGATAGTGGAGCACGTGGTAGAGACCCATTGGGAGCACATGATATGAAGAAAGGTGGTAGTGGAGCACCTAAATATGGTAAACCATTAGCACTATCACACTATGATGCATTGAAAAAATCAATGAATATTACCACTAAAGACACAAAAATTATCACAGAAGTATCTGAACTCGAAGATGAGTATAAGAAAGAGATAACTTCTGTAAACAAAGATAGTTAAAATGAATAATTATTACATAACTTTATATTTATTTATGAATAAGTACAGATAAAATATTGGAGTATTTTGATGGCTCGTAAATTAAAACATTCTAAAATAAAGAATACTAGTATTCTTTTTGAAGTGTTAACAAGACAAATAACTGCAGACGTTTTAGAGGGTAAAGACACCAAGACAGTAAAGCTCGTAAAACATTTTTTTAATGAAAATACGGAGTTGGGTAAAGAACTACAACTATATCGTGTTTTAGCAGAAAAAACATATCCTTCTGCAGATAAAGCGACACAGTTGTTAGAAACTGTTATTAAATCAAGACAAAGACTTAGTAATTCTAAGCTTCGTAATGAGAAGTTTAATCTCATTAAGGAGATAAAAGAGAATTATAATGTAACTGATTTTATGAATGTTCGTCTTCCTAACTATAAAATCCTAGCTTCTATATATAATATATTTCAAGCTGAATCAACTACAGACAACTTTAATCCAGAAGATGTGGTTAATTCTAAATTTACTGTACTTGAGAATATAGTAGGAAAGAAAAAGTCAGCTAAAAATGATAATTTCTTAAAAGAATATAAAGAAAAAGATAAAGATTTACGTTTATTAGCTTACAAAATACTTGTTGATAAGTTTAATACTAAATATAAAACATTAAATGAATCACAAAAGGGTTTGTTAAAAAATTATATTAACAACATTTCTAACACAAATTCTCTAAGAGAGTTTGTCGATACACAAGTAAATAAAACTAAAAAACAATTACAAAAACATTTACCATTAGTAGATGATAATATAACAAAAATTAAATTATCAGAAGCAATTAAACAAATTGAAACCTTGAAAAAGGGACAGATAGTTACAGAAAAACAAGTTTTAAATTTAATGAGATATTATGAACTTGAAAAAGAGATTAACAATGTCCACAAGAGATAAACTAAAAGAATTAATTAGAGGTCTAATACGTCAAGAGATGGAAGAGGCTTCTATGACTGGTAATTTAGACGGTGG